CCGCCAGCGAGAAGGCAGCCAAGACCAGTGAGACCGCCGCCAAGCAGGCCCTGCAGGACACGGAGACGGAGCACACCACCGCCTTGCAGGACATCGCACGGGCCCGCACCACGGCCCTGAACGACGTAGCGGCCTCCACCAAGACGGCCACCACTGCGGCAAACACCGCCACCCAGCAGGCCACCGCCGCTGCGGGGAGCGCTTCCACCGCCGCCACCAAGGCCGGGGAGGCATCCACCAGTGCGGGGGCGGCATTCAACAGCCGTCAGGCAGCAGAAAAGGCCCAGAAGGCCGCAGAGAATGCTGCAGAGCTGGCGGGCACGCGGGCAGGTACAGACAAGACCCTGAGCGTAGACGGCGCACCCGCAGACGCAAAGACCGTGGGCGACAAGTTCAAGAGCATCAAGACCGACTGGAATTCCGTGACGGATAAGCCGAGTACGTTTCCGCCGAGTGCGCATACGCACAGTTATGCCGGAAGCTCGAGCGCGGGAGGAGATGCCACAAGAGCGCTTGGTGTTAAGGATTATGCTGGCAGTCAAACAATTGAAATTGGCTATGCATCTGCAGGCCTTACAACCTCAAATTTGACGCACATTGCCGGTTATACGGACAACGGTACGAAGATTAAAGATGTTTCCAAGGATGTGCTGAAAAGCTGGCTCGGGGTCACCAACCCTTACCCCGTCGGCTCGATCTACATATCCACCAGTTCCACCAGCCCGGCAAGCTTATTCGGCGGAACGTGGGAGAGCATTGCTTCTGAGCGTGTGCTGATGGGCGTTTCCAGTTCCCACGGCGCGGGCAGCACCGTAAGCGCAGGTCTGCCGAATATTACGGGTGAAACTACAGCTATGACAACATGGCGATTTGTGACTCCTTCTGGCGCATTTGCAACTGCATCCAGTCAGCCTGGCCCCGATGGATACGGCAATAATCTGGGTCTGAACGTTAACTTCTACGCAAGCCGTTGCTCCTCTGTCTACGGCAACAGTTCGACCGTACAGCCCGCAGCATATTACGTCTACATGTGGAGAAGAACTGCATGATCACGTAGTGCGCAAAATGCTGAGATACCAAAACAAAAACTTCAAAATGGAAGGAGATGAACCTCTATGGAAGATGATTTCTACTATGGAGAGCTCCCCGAATTGCCGCCCCCTGTGGCGAACACCACCCCAGAGCTCGTGGACGAGGACGACAACCCCGTGGAGAACCCTGACCTCGAGCTTGGCTGGCTGAAGAACGAGACCAAGACCGTGCACCATGATGCGGTAGAAGGCGTGAAAAAAATCAGCCATTATGAGGTAAACCTAAAGTCTGATGGAACCCCCGCTATTTACTATGATGCCAATGGCAAGGAGTATGGTCGGGATGTCCATGAGGTAATCGATGTTCCCGGTGTACAGGCTCAGGATGCCTACGATGAAGAAGTGGCTTTCGTACGATACATCAAGTATACGCAGGACGAACTGGACGAACAGGCCCGGCAGCAGGAGCATGAGACCAAGATGGCGCAGATGCCGGAGACGCTGGAAGCCCTGAAAAACGAAAACGAAATGCTGAAGCAGTGCTTGCTGGAAATGAGCGAGACTGTCTATGCATAAAATCACACAAAAAATCGAAAGGATGGTATTTATGATGGCTATGTTATGGGCACAGGAAATTATGTCCGCTGAGACCGTGGAGGAGGCAAAAGCTCTGTATGAGCGCTGCCCCCGCTTGCTGAAGAAGAAGGTGAAGGATATCCTTGTCAAGAGCGGCTTTGAGGAAATCACGCAGTAAGGAGGCGCAGAGCAATGGATGACCTGAAGGTGCGCATCACACTGGGTGACACGACCCTGGAGGGAACATTGGACGAGCTGCTCGAGAGCGGAACTTTCAAAATGGAGTATGACCATGCAGGGTTTAACAAGATCGTGCAGGAAGCTGTTGCCCTACAGAGAGCTGAATATCAGAAAGACCCACAGCATTACCATGTGCATACCATGACCATGGACGAGCTACCGCATCATCCCTGCACAACAAAACCGGGAACGCATACATTCGGCGATGAAATGTATGGGATTCGACAATTCCATGCATGGCCAATCTGCAGTGGAAAGCATGTCACGATTTGGCCCAATGATGATGCCAGTACGAGTTGGCGAGTTTATGCGGGAGTCACTTTGAATACTGCAAAGGAGGCGCAGAATGCCCAGAACAATTCTTGACGTGAGCAAATGGCAGGGCAGCATTGACTGGGACAAGGTCAAGGCAAGCGGCCTTGTCTCCGGCGTGATGATCCGGGCCATGGGCAACAGCAAAGAGGGAAAACCCAGCAAACCCTACATCGACCACTACTTTGCCCGCAACTATGCCGAGTGCACCCGGCTGGGCATCCCGGTGGGCGTGTACGGCTACTTCAAGGCCACCACCAAGGCACAGGCCGACAGGGAGCTGGCCCTGTTCAAGCAGGCGCTGGGCGGCAGAGCCTTCCAGCTGCCGGCGGCTGTGGACATCGAGGACAAGCTTCAGGCGGCCCTGAGCAAGTCCGCCCTGACCGACATCGTGACCCACTGCCTGAGCGTGGTGGAAAGCTGGGGCGTGTACGCCATGCTCTACACCGGCCTGAACTTCGGGCAGACCAACCTTTACATGGGTGGCGCGGCCCTCAAGCCCTACGACGTATGGCTGGCAGCCTATAGCACCAAGAAGCCCACCCCCGGCTGGGCCTTCGGGATGTGGCAGTACACCAGCAGCGGCAAGATTCCCGGCATCGCCAAGGGCGCAGACCTGAGCGTGGCCTACAAGGACTATGCGGGCATCATCCAGCGCAAGGGGCTGGGCAAAGTGAAAGGAGAATGACAATGAAAAATGAGATTTGTGCGGCCATCGGCATTGTGGGTGGGGCCATTGCCAGCCTGCTGGGCGGCTGGGACACGGCGCTGCAGACGCTTATCATCTTTATGGCAATCGACTACATCACCGGCCTGATCGTGGCGGGGGTGTTCCACACCAGTCCCAAGACCAAAACTGGCACCCTTGAGAGCCGGGCAGGCTGGAAGGGCTTGTGCCGCAAGGGTGTGAGTCTGCTGGTGGTACTGGTGGCCTGCAGGCTGGATGCTGTCATCGGGTCGAACTTTATTCGGGACACCGTTGTCATTGCGTTTGTATGCAATGAGACTATCAGTATCGTGGAGAATGCCGGACTGATGGGTGTGCCCATCCCGGCGGCGCTGACTCGTGCTGTGGACGTGCTGAAGCAGCGGGCGGAAGAAAAGAACGGCAGCTGACAACGGCCCCGGGGAGCCTGATGGTTCCTCGGGGCTGAATTTGCGTTTTCGACTTCTTTCGACAAAAGGCGTAGCATGATGGGCGAAAGGATGTGTTAGAATGACTGATACACAATTTGACCACTCGCTGCGCCCTCTGGGTATCATTCGCACAAAGACTGATTATTATACTCTCCGGCAGTGTATGACGCTGATTTGCACCAGGCCTGACCGGTTGCGAGCCTTGCAGAAGGAAGTTTATCTGCCTGTGGCGGAAGCTTCTGGTCATGCTTGGAGGGCTGTGGAGAGCGCTGTTCGCAGGACGGCAAAGCTGGCATGGAAAACTGACCTGGAAAAAGTGCAGGTGTTGGCGGGATACCCGCTGGATCATCGGCCAACGGCGGGACAGTTTTTGGAGATGCTGTATAATGCAGCGGATACTATGTACGAGAAAAAGTAAGATTTGAAAGAAGCATATAGAAAGAATTGGGGGTGGCGTAAAGGGAAAAATTGTTCGAGTGAGAATGTGTCAGGCGGACCATAAATCCAACGATTTCACGTTAGAAATTGTTGGATTTTTTTGTTTATAGGCTGGCCTCATTTGGTTTTGACCACAATTTTGACCACAATGCCAAAGATTTTATCTGGTCTAATTTGACATAGCAACGCTACTTATATAGAGAAAAGCACTACTTATAAATAGTGGTGTCAGGAATTGAGATTTCGTGATACCAAAAAAGACACCCTCGCTTTTGATAGGAATCTCATGCAGGGATGTCCTTATCTCAACGCGAAGGTGTCTTAATAACGAGGGTCAGATGCCACGGAACGTAAAGGTGAACTCCACAGGCTTGGTCACATCAGGAATATACTCCGGGTGGACATTGGCACCCCAGCTGTCATCACCGCCGACGCCCATCTGCTCGCCAATAGCACGGATGACCGTGTAATGGACCGGGGGCAGCTCGTAGGGATGCTTGGCACTCTCCATTTCATGGGGAGTGTAGGGCAGCGCAGAGAAGAACATGGGCTTTGCGGCATCTGCGGTAAACAGCAGCCCGCGACCCTTGCGGTCCACTACCTT